TGGCTGACATTCCATCCGTTCTGATCCGTCCATTTGATGATCGTGCGGCTTGGGATGTTGACTACTGGGAGCATAAGCGCGGCCTCATGTTCTACAAGCATGAGTACAGCAAGGATTGCATGCCGATGTGCGACGCGCTTCTGTTCACCGAATGCCCGCTCACGCACAAGCTTTTTGCTTCCTATGCCAAGCGCGCGAGGCGCGACGTGATCGTGTACATGCCGCCCTCGTGGGGGATGCAAGAAGAAGCGTTGGATTTCAGGTTGCCTAGCTCTGACTATCACAGGGCCTTGCTCGCAACTGTGGCGTGCTGGCGCGGGCGTGATCTGACTCCGATCCAGGAGGCCGCGGTGATGGCGTCAGGGCGTGAGCGGTCCGTCACAGCAGTGTTCTATGCACCAGAGGTCCAGAACATTCTGGGCATTGATGAATGGTCCCTGCGTCACATTCTGGACTTTAAGACGCGAGGATTCATGGATCGTTACGACCTGTACACGCCCAACGTCGAGCCGGACTTGCCTAACTTGCTCGATACATACCGGATTCTGGAAGCCGAACCGAACATGCATCGCGGCGCCCGTATGCTTCGCTTCGGTAAGTTGTCGGATAGGTCGCATAACATGCGGCTACAGGTTCTTGTGCGTGGCGGGTTCGTTACGCGAGGCGTCAGCATTTATATCTTGAGCGAGGGGTACAAAGAGCCTGACTGGGATATGGTTGACAACAGGGTGAATTTTAAGAGAGGGCAGTGGTACAAGATGCGCAACTTGATCGAAGCTGCGCCGGATTATGATTTGTCGTCAAACTCAATCTGAGCAACCCGTATCGTCTTTATCCGTGGTGCCGAAGTCTGATACAACGCGTTAAGCTCAGCCAGGACAGACGCCTGATCGTTATTCACAGGGGCGTCTGAATGACTCCCCCTGAGCTGCACAGCGGCCTTGAGCTTGACCTCGGCCATAGCAGCCGTATCGAACGGCATCGCCGCAAGGTCGTGGATGATGTCCATGGCTTCAACACGATAGGATCGGGTGAGTTGTTCGAGTTGCTTCGAGAACTGCTCAACGGACAGCTTGTCGTAATTGGCGTCCGCTTTGACTTTAGATATGGCGGCAACGAAGCCCTGCATTTCTTCAGACGCGCGAATGTACCAATCCAGCTCGCGCGGCGTCACGGCGAGATAGCAAGACGCCAGGAACAGATCACCGCGAGCGGTCGTCAGGGCTTGCCTAACGGTCGTCTCGCTTATCAATCCCTGGGCTAATGCGTTACCGGACATTTATTTTGGAGCCCATTGAGGTAATTTTTCTGCTGCATCCCAAGGATCACTCACTTCAAAACCCAAGGGGATGCTGATCAGACGTTCCAAAGTGTCAGCCAAAACATGTTCAAGATGATATGGCGCTTTCGGATCGAAACCCGGATCGTCCGCATATTTTGACCCAGGCTCAACAGCTAAGTCGAACGCCAAAACATCAGGTTCGGGAACACCTTTATGCAAAAGTAAATGGAACTCCACGAATTCGTGGAGCAGCACGGAGAAGTTGTACCTCCAATCGCCGAGGTCAGAGACTCGGAACTGTAACGTCCCGTCCTTGTCCGTCCAGTAATCCCCAAGCGTATCATACCGTTGCTCTGCATGCGGGATTACTTCCATCACGATACGCTTCAGCTTGATCGTTTCTTCACCGGCTTTTTTGAGGTTGAAGGTTTGCCGAACATACCGGCCTTGCGTTCCTGGGCCGCCCTTAGGAACCACTTTAGCGCCTTTTTTGTGCGGGTCGATTTCCTTGCCGTGCATTTTGGTAGCCATTTCAAAACTCCAATCCTTTTGCATAACCCAAACGATGCAGGTCGGGCAACTGCTTCTTCATCCTACCCGCCCCAATGTCTGGGCGGTAGAACATGGAATTTGGGATTTTAACCTTCTTTACGGCAGTGTAGCAATCTTTTCTCGCAGCTGTGATTGTCTCCCCGGTGCCAGTCACAACCATAGTGTAATCTCCGCACGTCACGAGTCCCGGCATGTCAACCACCTTGTCACCGACCATTGTAGGAGCGTCGCCCATCATGACTTCCGACAAGTGAATATGCTCCATATCGTCGGCGCCTCGGATCGGTATGCCGCACAGCTCTTTGTTCGTTATTTTGGAATAGGGGAAGTCGGGCAGAGCGATGAGGACACTCACACAGATTTCACCCTCGATGCACTCCATTGTGTCGCGTCCGTTCACCAGATCCAGCATCCACTGGATAGGATCGTCATTTTTAACGTGGGCCATAACATTGTGACGAGTCGGCCAACCGTCACGCATTGTCCACTCCATAGGCCAGGGGCCGTCTGCGTCAATGATGCAATTATTGTCAATGTATCCGACATAGCCGATTTTTTCCAAAATTGGACCGATGGGGAGCAAGACCTGTTCTGCTAATTTTGACTTCTTTGTCATTCGGCTGAGCGTACCCATTTCTCCGGTATTCACACCCAGGTCGTCGGCCATGAGTTTTTTGTATTCCCAATTCTCATAGAACCACTTGGACCAGCCCCCCGGTCCGTACCAGCCGCCAACCGCCATTTCTACGCCATACTTACGCTCTTGTAAAATAAATCCATCCTTCTTTGCCGATTTGCGCAAGTCCTCGCGCTCCTTCCATCGACCTAGCATATATACCAGGTCGGCAGGATCGGACGCCACGTATGACAATGCCTTGTCGGCGTCACCGGACGGCTTGCTGACTAGATATTTTGGATGCTTTTTGACGAACTCGGCGGCTTCGTCGTAGTCGAAAAACGCCTTGCTTTCCATGATCTTGATTCCGACCTTTTTCATGGCGGCTTGTCCGGCTGCGCGGTTCAGCTCCATTTGCTGAGCCTCGATACCAGGCGCTAGGATCGGGTATCCCTGCTTACGGTACGGTTCCAGCATGGCAATGTGATTGGCATTGTCGGGGAGATAGATCAGATCCGCCCAGTCCAGCCATTTGCGCTGAATTTCGTTGTAATCCGTCACCTTTTCAATCATGCCCCGTCCGGCCAATCGAGGCCCATCCTTGCGCGGGCGGTCCCACCATTTTACTTGCCACCCGGCAAGCTGGGCACGGAGAACCATATCCAGGCAATTTGAGGCATTGTCAATAATTAGTAATCTTTTCATTTTAAAAACTTCCTGTCACTATTTTTTTCGCTACTTCGACGCCACCACCCGCAGCGGCCCAAGCGCCCATCTTTTTAAGAAAAGCGATTTTCTCATCCAATGACTTTTTGCGGTCAATCAGTGTGTGCGCGGCCTTCCATTTGTCGGTTGGAATTATACCGGCGCGACCCGCCCTGTCTAACGTGCCAGTAAGAATTTTATAAGCTTCCTTTTTAGATGCCGCGCTATTCTCTGCCAAAAGCCTGTCTGCGTTCGCAATTTGGGATTTAATGGTTGCCTGTGCTTCCGTCGCTTGTTTGGATAGATTGCCATGAGCTTCTGCCCCCGCTGTGGCTGACGATATGCGATTCTCCGTCTTGACCTGGGCGCCTAGTTTAGATTCAAGAGCGCCGCGAGCATTAGGCGCGGCGTTGAGTGATGGCGTTATGCCTGGGGCTCGTAGCTCCTTCTGCGCGTCGGTCGCTGTCTTGGGCCGGTCGCGTTCCAATAGCCAATTTTCCATTGCGGTATCGGTCGCCTTATCGCCGATCAGATCGCGCAAGACAGCCACCCCTTCCGGCTTCGATAAGAATTTGCCTGGAAGATCCATGTTGCTGACGGCGTTCGCCGCGTCTTTATTGATCCCACCTTCGGTCTTTAGAAGCTTGCCGTATTTGGTGCTTAGCACGTTCAACGGTTGAGACAAAGCGGCGTATTCCGACTTCGCGGCGCCGTAGGACGGATTGAATTTTATAAGCTGCCGGTCCAGCTCATGCGCGGCCTCGCGCGCGGCGTTAATTTCTGTCGAGGAGAAACCTTCGGCCTTGACGCCCCCCTTGGCAATATCATGCAAATTGCGGCTAACCAGCACCAGCGTCTCAAATTCCTTGCCCTGGGGTGCGGCGGTCACAGGGGGTTTTGATGGAGGCATTGGCACGCCGCGCGAATCATATAACATCGGCGCTGCGACCGGCGCGGCGGCGGGCGTGGCCTTGACGGATTGCAGCATGCCGCCGATCTTGTTTTCGAACCCTGGGATATCGGATTTTTTAGCTAGCTCGTACAGGCTTTCCAACGGTTTCTCAACAGGGGCCGTATCGACTCTATGGCCTGAACTTTCTCGAGCTTTTGCTTCAGCGGTTGATTTGGCATAGGCCGGTTGCGCGGCGGCGGCGCGGGTCTTGTCCGCTTCGTCCAACGTGTTCAAAATTGGCGTCCTGATCGCCGTTCCTTGCGTGTGCAGGTCCGGCACGGGTTGGCCAGCGGAATTTACTGGGCGCGCGCGGGCGCCTTCTAATTGTCCAGCTCGGCCTGTGGCTATAGACTGAAGTCGTTTGGCGCGCGTGCCTTCCGTTTCTCCCGTGCGCCCTAGCATTGCTGCATCTTCCGCTGATGCGGCGCGAGCGGCGCCTTGAGCTGCGGCTGTGCGCCCTGTGATTGATCCTATATCCTGGCCAACAGACTTTAGCCCCTCAGACGCACCTTTGAGTGCGGGAGCACCGTACCGCATGCCAATTAGCCCAGGGGCTTGATTGATGCCTTCCTGAACGGCATTTCCCACCCCTTGGCCGACGTCACTTGGGAAGTTTGAACGGATCATATTACCGACGCCTTG